ATTCTTCTTCAGATTCAGTTACAACGTCTAAATGTTGATTGACTATCTTTCCTCTATAATCCATCACGCTTTACCAAATCCATAGCAACATAGTCTATAATTGCTGTTTGGTATTCACTAAATTCAAAATATTCTCCACCAGCAGTATGACCACCTACTTTAATTTTCCAATGATTTTCGCCTTTATTATCGGTTATCATTTCTATATTTTCGATAACTACACCTTGTTTGAAGTTACCTTCCATAACCATTCCAACTTTTAAGTCTGAAGGTTTCATAGCTTTTTTATTTCCAAGCGGTATAGTTCTTCCATAACCTAAATAGTATTTAACATTTGTTTTTCTTGACATTTTACCCCTCTCTATCAAGACAAATTCGACTTCGTCTTTCATTTGACTAATTCGTGTCCACGAACACGTGGAAACTTTTTCTCATGATGTTGAAAGCAAAATTTTTGTTTATTATATTGGCTAAGAACTTGTTCACAATCTTTATTTGCACAAACTCTGCCTTTAGCAAAAGTTTTACTTTTTCGAACTTTAGCTTTTCTAGTTCCTTCTATCATTTGTCTTCTCCTTGTTCTGATATAGCAAAAATACCAACGTTAAATTGCTGTGGTATATTTTTCATATCGTTTTCGGCATATTTAATTGCCTGTTCTTCAGTTTCAGCAAGGTAAGTTTTTTTACCGCTTAGTAAGATGTTAAATTTTTTCATCATCTTCCTTTCTTTTAACTATTTCCATAGTAATTTCTTGATTTAAGTTGTCAATGATTTGGTTAAACTTTTTTTCATACAACTTTTTGAGTAAAAACTCTGGGTCATCTTTTAATTCTTTAGCTTTAAAGATAATCCATTGAGTTTTACTATTCCAAAGACTCATCAGTCATATTCCAAATCATCTTGGTCTGAGATAATCAAATCTTGTGCATCATCTCCAGATATTTCTTCAAACGAACCAGAGCCTGGTGTAAATTTACAGAACCAGTTTTTGTTATCTTGTCCATGTCTGAATTTAGCTAATTTGAATTTAACAACGTGGGGAGATTTCTGTACCAGAGTGACTACACAGTCCGCATCCATACCTATGGCATCAGATTGAGATAAATGAATTACTGAAGGGGGTTCGTTACCTCCACCTTCTCTATTCATTTGTGCAGCAGATATAATCGGGATATCATATCTCTGAGCTATTGCTTTGATATCAGCACTTAACGAAGCAACAGCTCGCCAATCATCTCCCCCTGACTTCAACAAAGTCAAATAATCAATATAAACAACAGTTGGTTTATGTTCTTGTATTCTACTAGCAACAACTGCTGGAGAAACTGCTCCTCTACTACCGTCTACTACTGTAAAACTTCCTTTAATTTTTTTAGGAAGTTCTTGTAAGAATTTCTTGTATTCTCTAATATCAAAGTTTTCACCTTTCATTAAATCTAAAGATTTGAAAGTTTCTTTTCCGTATTCTGAAGAAAGAAAACTTTGTACCCTAAACCCAATTTGTTTTGAAGGTTGTTCTAAAGATACAAATAAAACTTTTTCTCCTGCTTGTAATGCTGAACAAGCCATACGAATTAAAGTCCAAGTTTTTCCTTGTCCTAATCTAGCTCCTACTACCCAGAAATCTCCTCCTGATGCTCCACCAGTTAAATTATCTAAAGTTGGGAAGCCAGTTGGTATTCCAGCTAAACCTCTTTTATCTTTTGCAGCTATTCTTCTTTCAATATCTGCTAGTAAATAATCTCCATCTGATACAACATCTAAAGTACTAGAACCAGTACTAACTTTTTTCTGAAGTAATAAAATATCTTGATACAAAGAATCTAATAACTTAGAACCTTGTTCTTTTTCTTTTATATCTTCAAAAGTATTTTTCATTAAAGAACTTAACTTAGTTCTAACATAGTTATCTTTAACTTCTGAACAAAAATGTTCTAAGTCATCTACCTTGTACAAAGTAACTTCAGGGAAGTTAGTTTTAAAAGCATTAGTACTAGGTAAAGTTCTATGCTGTATAAAGTACTTTTCTATCCAAGAATATTCTTCAGGATATGATATAAAGTATTCTCTACTTATTCCTTGTTCAGCTATTACTGCGTAGTCTTTTCTGCGTAGCAAAGCAGAAACAAGAAGTATTTCAGGATGTGCTGACATCTTCTGCTCCAATCGTCTTATCTATTTAGTTGTTACACAAGCTCTTGTGATAAGAAAGTAATTTACACCATATTGATTTTTATGTGTAGTTTTTTTAAATATTTTTTTTTACTAGACTGTTTTACGAAGGAGAAGATAAATGGAAAAATACAAAGACCTTTTAGAAAGAGTTGGATTTACATTTGCAGAAGCATTCATTGCTTCCATAACTGTAGCTCCACTCATTGAATTAGATGCTTCAACTTTACAGTTGGCAATCATTGCAGGTGCTTCAGCAGCTCTTGTTGTAGTAAAAGAATTTGTAAAAAATAATATGCCTAGTAAGTAATACTGGTATAATTATTTTAGGGCTGGTACTGGAAAGACTTGCTAAGTGTTGCGGGACAGTTAGTAGGTAACGAGGGTTCGATTCCCTCCCAGTCCACAACATGGACGAATTAGATAAAAAAATTCAAAGAGAAGGTAAAAAGTTAGTAGCTAATTTAGAACGCCTTTTATCAATGATAGATGATTATTCAAATCCTAGAATGTATCGTTGTTCTGTTTGTAAAAGAAAGTTATCAAATCACAAAGAAAATATCTTTTGTGAAAACAGAGAGCATTTTTAAGAAAGGTTAAAATTTTCTCCCAAATTTTTTCTGGGGAATTATGCCACTAAGGTAAATCGTCTTCTGTTAGACCCCAATTTAAGCCTTCTGGAATACTTTTAAGGGATTGTTTTACTTTCTTTGGTGCTTTTTTATATTGGTCTGCTTCATGGCGAATCAGCACCGAAGTCAAGATGGCGTTGGGCGAAGCGGAAACAAAAAATTTACGATTTTTGCTCAACCACAGCCTCGCTTTGCTCGGCACAACAATGCTCACTACCATATTTGCAATTACAAATAGTGATATACGTACCGTCTTCATTTTTCGTTGTCATACACATAGAAATCAATCGTATCATATAAAAAAAAAGAAGTCCATTTAGTGTGGGTGGTGAATCAGTTGCCTGATTCGGGTGGGTTCACATCCAAATAGACTTCTTTAAATATATATATTAAATAAATCACTTTAAGAATAGTTGTAATCGTGATTTATGTCAAGGGAGTTTGGGGGATTTTTTCTGTCTGTAGCTTGTTGCATTGTAATGGACGATTGAACCTTCTTTTCAGAAGTTTTATATCAGTGACTGAGAAATCCCCCTCAACTTCCCAAATAATATTGTATACTATCTATGTTTTATGACAAATTATTCTTTTATGAGTTTCGCCATACCATATAAGCAACATAGTAAAGCCAAACCACAGATAATATTAATAACCACTTCATTCTTCTTCTGTTTTAGCTATTGCTAGTTTTTTACCAAAACGTTTATTGTACTGGACACAACCTAAATTTCCGCAAACTCTATAGTTATCTTTAATTTTAAATGTTGTTTTGCAACTCTTGCAGTTTTCTATAAATTTCATGCTCTCAGTTTATCTCCTTCTAAAAATTTTCTGTATATAAAAAATGGGTGACCAACAGGGTTAGTGAAAAATCGTAATTTTTGGTGGGGTGGGGTGCAAAGTTTTTCATTTTAAGTACTCATCACCTGTTTTGTGTAATAATTTTGATTGCAGCTCTATCCGATTGTTAAACGAGAACTTAATCTCAATCAATCAGCTCTAGCAACCAGCTCCCATTGATTTTTATGCTCTCAAAATCTGTTTTAATCATGTGCTGCTGTCTGGATAAGTATGCTTTTGTGCTCTTTTGTTGAGTAAAGACACGGTCTTTGCTAATTGGCTCATTTATTGAGAACATTGCAGGTTTATTTCCATATCTAGTAGGCAACAAATCTTTGATATCTACTTGTTCTCCACTCACTAACCCCAGCATAAAGGCTTTCTCTATATCTATCATGAGAACAGTATACTATGAAACTTCAACACCATCAATCTCCTGTCTAATAGCTTGTAAGTACTCCTCTTTGCTCCCATCAACAATCATCACACCTTGTGTGATTTGTTGTTTTATTTCTGTCTGTTTCGGGGCGTCGAGTCCATACATCTTACTTATTCTATCCATAACCGATAAAGCTCTGTCAATAGCTCCTAACTCTCCTTGTTGAACTCTCTCCCATAAGATTAATAAGATTTGATTTAGTCGCTCATACTCTACTTGTCGGAGTTCATCTGTAGGCTCGGCGATTATGGTTTTCATGCTTCGTTGTACACTCTTATAAGCTCCACTACTATCAGCATATCCTAATTGCTTTGCAATGACCTCATAAGAAGCTCCAGCTTTGCGTAATTCGAGAGCTTGTCTGTCTTTCTCTCTTACTTCGATTGATTTAGTATTTACTTTCATGTACTCTGTTTATCTTACTCTCAATGTCGTGTCTATGCAAAGCCAAACCCCATGAATTTTGAATATCCCTTAGAGGTCTTAATTTATGTCGTGTTTCGCCATTTCTTGTAGTACCTAAACACTATTTTTTTATCTTGAATAGTATCTATTTGGATAGTATTTGAGGTCTGGAAATAACTGTTTTTACGTTCTTTTACTCTATCTATATCATAAAAATGATTTAATGACACCGAAGCCGATTTTTTTGAAAATTTCGTGCATTTGAGGACAAAACCTTACCTTTGAGCTTGTGAAAAATTTCACAAAGTCCAACTATTAGGCGTGTACTCGACTATTTTTTGCTCAAAAATGGCTATTTTTTTCAATGAATATTATACATAAAAAATGTATAATTATACATAAATTTCTAGCCCTCTTGTCTAAAATCCCATGAAATAAGGCTTTAAAATAGGCTTATTTTATGGGCTATTTTCCAGCTTATTTATTGAAAAAATCTTAAAAATAGGCTACCTAATTGCGAGGACAATAGTATACTTATTATAAGGTATTTTATATCTTAAACCATCTTGGATAAAGAGGACAATAGGTGGTAGTTGGTCTATAGTCGTTGTCGGAGGACAAAATGGAACTGACCTTCAGCCTAAGTGTAAAACCTCTCCAAGAGGACACACAGAGCTTGTGTTTTCAAGCTGACTAGAGGTCAATACCTACACTCTTGCGACCTTACTGTCAGATGAGGACACAAGTTATGCCTTCGGTTATGAGGGCAGAGTTTGTGATGTTGGTGGTTGATTTTATCACAACCATACGAGTGTCGGAGGACTGCTCAGACTACCATGATAACCAAGCCTGTTGGAGGGCGATACTTCAGTTCAAGAAGTAAAAACTACCAAGCTAGGTAGAGGACTAACGTTTTATGTGTTAGAAATTGTCTGTGCGTTGGTGTGTAGGGAGGGCAACCTCCTGTGTAGCCAAATAGTTTGTACAAAAGTACCATAATCATAAAAAAGAGGTCTTTTCTTAATAACCAAGTTCCTACATAATAGAGGACGCCTAGTGGATAATCATACGATACGCATTACAATGTCCTCATAGAAATGGGGGTATATATGGCTAGAATTGGCTCATGCAGAAGATGTGGAGGACACAATGCCTCAACTTGCTCCTGCGATAGATTAATGATTAATGCTAATTTTCCAATTCAAATGGGATTGGATAAAAAAAGAGGTCAAGCTCGAAAAATACTAATCAAAAATCCAGAAAAAATAAATCAAATAATAGACATATTAACTAATTAATTAACAGTAACTAACTAACTAATGAGGACATTACAATGCGTATCTAAAAGTACACTTCACAATGTACTCCGAGAAAGAGAGTATATATATGAATAAAGAGCAATTATTAGAGTTGATTGAGGAATTTGGCGAGGTCAAATTCACTAGAAAACAACTTAATCTTTTAAGAGAAATCTTAAATGTTAATACTATGACACTAGTACATGAGTACAGCAACAAAAACTCAAAAAGTTTCAAAGTTGCTTTAGAAAAATTGGCTAGTGTTAATTACGCTATAGCAAATGTTATGGAGGAGGTCAGCCCATCATTTGACCGAAATAAATGGTTCAATGAGGGCAACAAAACATCTTCTGCTTATATGCTATGGGGCTAAGTCAAGAGGTCGATACACGTATAAAATGTATGTGTAATCAATTCATGGCTAAAGTTTCCGTAATGGCTAACGTAAAGAGTACAACACTTGTACAATTCTTATGTTTCCATTGTGGTGCGAGTACAGTAGCCAAAGAACAAGCTAAAAGAGTATAAAATAATTATTCGGAGTACATTGAGAAGTGTATAGTATGAATTATAACAATCAGTAATCTACGATAGGTCTGTGTCCTCATGGAAGGATAAAACATGAATAAAGATAAGGTAATCTTATCAGAGGACGTAAGTTCTCTAATCCCTAAAGGCTCACTTGACAATTATGTTGAGAGAGTATTAGCAGGAGGTCAAACAGACCTACAAATACTAGCATACGCACACAAAGTAAGACACAATGTCCTCATTTCTGGGGATACAGGTGTTGGTAAAACTCATAGTGTTTCAGCTCATGCTGAGAGTACTAATTTACCATTTGTTTCCATAGCTTGTAATGGTGCAACTAATCCAGACCAAATGTTTGGGCAATTTAAACCATCAGAGGACGGAAATGGCTTTGAGTGGGTAGACGGAATTGTTACAACTTTAGTAAGAAATGGTGGTGTCCTCTTACTAGATGAGGTTAATTTTATGAAACCAGACATTTCGGCTGCCCTCCACCCTTTGCTAGATAGTCGTAGAACACTAACTCTAGTTGAAAATGGTGGTGAGGTCATCAAAGCTCATGAGGGTTTTCAAGCTGTAGCTTGTATAAACCCTAACTATGAGGGCACTAGACCATTAAACGAAGCATTTAAAAATCGCTTTGGTATTCATTTAGAATACACCTACGAGGGCAACAATGAGGATATTCTCGTTGAGAATAGACCAGCTTTGCTTGAACTCGCAGAAAAGCTAAGAATTGCTCGTGAAAATGGTACGATTGCAACTCCTGTGAGTACAAACTCACTTATGGAATTTGGCGAATTTGTTGAGGACTTAGGTCTTGAATTTGCTATTTCCAATTTCGTTAATAAATTCGATATTGATGAAAGAGCAGCAATCAAAGAGTACTTTGATATATTAATCCCACAAATCGCTAACGAATTTGGCGAGGACGTTCCTGATATGTTTGTCAATGATGTTCCTCAATCAAATGACTTAGATGATACAGATAACTAAGAGAGGACTAACTTAATGGATAATGAAAAAATGTCCATTGAGGAATTTAACGAGTTGATAGAGAGAATGGTTGAGGACACCTCAGCCAACTCTCTTGATGAAATGTCTGCTGAGGACAAAGCTCGTAAATCAATGGTCGATATTATCGGTCAGAGTTTTGCGAGTACATTTACTAAGGTAAATCGTATTTTACTTGGCGACTATGAAACTCAAATATTCCTTGAGGACGGTAGACAAAAAATGATTGATGCTCCTGCATGGACAGATGGCGAGGACGTATATTTGAATAAAAGATACGTTGCGAAATCTTTTGCTAATTTGGTAGAAAGTAACCAAATTAACTTTAAGAACATAGCAGAGGTCAAAGGTCTTAATTATCACGAGTTGGCTCATATTTTCTTTACACCGCGTATGAACAGTAAGATAGCGAAAGAGGTCAGAAAAATGGCTGACCAATTTCCTGATTATTGGTATGCGTTTAACGTGTTAGAGGACTTACGAGCAGAAATGTCTATGGTTATGATATTTCCAAAAATTGTTGATTATTTTTCAATCGCAGTTTTCAACTATATCTTAAACCAAGAGGACGGTGATGTTGCAAATTCTTATATGTTGTTAAGTGGTAGATATTTTCTACCAATCGAAACACGTATGGAAATGAGGTCATTATTCGCACAAGAATATGGCGAAAATTTCACAAAGAATATGGAACAGATTGTCGAGGACTACGTTAAGAATATCACTTATACAAACACCCGATATCAAGAGGGCTATGACTTAATCGAAAGATTTGTCATAGAAGTGTTAAAGCCTATGAGGACTAAGTCTGGTAAGGCTTTGCCGAAGTGTATAGGTGGTAGCCAACACGTAAACGATAAAGATGCAGGAGCTGGTCGAGGTCATTGGAAGAAAACACAACAAGGTAGTCTTTCAAAAGGCAGTACGAGAGTACAAGACCAAAAACTTGTTAAACCTTTTATAGATGAATTAATTCAAGAAGTTAAGGAAACTATAGAGGACATGAAATCTAACGAAGTTACTAACTTAGGTACTAAAGCTGGACGAGGTCAGGCTGATAACCAATCTGTAAAAGATGTAAAAGCTAGTTTAGAGGAAATTATCGAAATATACGAGTCCAATCCTACTTTTAAAAATGATGTTGAAATTACTAAAAAAGATATTTCATCAAAAATTGAGAAAGCAGTTGAGGACATTAACGTTGTCGGTATTACGGCTAAACCTATGCTTGTTGCACCTTCTCCGAGTACACTTAGTCTAAAATCTCAAATTGATAGATATTTTAGACAATTAAGAATTGACTTAGAGCAAGATTGGTTACGAGGTCGCAAGACAGGTATCGTAGATATGAACAGATTGATGAGGACACAACATCTTCCTAGAGCAGATGTTTTCAAAAAATGGAAACCTAGCGAGGAGGACGCTGCTACTAGCGAGTGTGTCATATTGCTTGATATGTCGGGCAGTATGGATAGCGTTGCGAGGTCAGCTAGTGAAGTTGTGTGGATATTAAAACAATCGTTAGATAAAATCGGTGTGAGGACTACAGTATTAGGCTTTGCTAATCAATGTTATATTGTTTACAAACCTAACCAAAAAGCTCAGAGAGGACAAGTTCCTGTCTATGCTACAGGTGGTGGAACTCAACCCGAGTACGCTTTAAAACAAGCATTAAACGTTTTACGTACAAGTGATAGAAACAACAAATTTGTTGTTGCCCTCACTGATGGTGCTTGGACAGATAGCGATAAAGAAATCGAATTAGTTAGAGAAATTACAAAAGAGGTCGATAGTTCAAATCTCTTATTCTATGGAGGATATT